GGAAAATGACAAAACCTTATATGGACACACACGGTGGGTTCAGAACGTTCGACGTGTTATCCGAAAGTTCTGAATATGTATGGCACCGTGATAAAGAAACGAGAGAAATAGAAGTTATTTCTGGGGAAGGTTGGAGATTTCAAGTTGAGGAATGTCTACCCTGGTTATTAACTAAAGGAATGAAATTTACAATCGAGGCTGGTGTGTATCATCGGCTGTTAAAAGGTGTAGATGATCTCAAAATTAAAATAACAGAAAACAATCTAGCAATATAAATATTCAAAAATAACCACATCATTCTAAAGGATCTGAAAAAATGGCTTTTAAAAATAGAATTAAAGAATTAATGTCGTCTCATCTCGAGGCGGAACTAATGGAAGGTCTGAAACACGACCGTTATATGCGTGCGCACGGCAAAAAGGCTAGTGGAACTGCTACATGGATGTTTACCACCAAAAAAGATGGAGAGGTAAACTACGATAACGATAAGGAAGTTTTTCAATCTGGCCCATCCATGAAACTTGGAGATGCTGCCAAGGAAGCCATGAAAGCACTTGGAAAAACAATCTATGTTATGGAGGCCAAATTAGATCCAGTTGGCCAGGAAGATGATGATGTGGATAATGACGGCGATGTTGATTCATCAGATAAGTATTTGAAAAAACGTCGTGCCGCAATTAAAAAAGCCATTGGGACAAAACCAAAATTAAGAGAACAGGCCAAAAAGCAAAAAGCCAAAATGATGCCAGTTAAAGGTCCTGTGGATGATGCAAATGATACCGCTCAAAAAGCCACGGGTGAAAGCGTAAAAGAGGATGACGCCACAGCTCGGATGTATAAAGATAATCCAGAGATGATGAATCAAAAAGGCCCAGGTGGTATGAAGAGCCTGACTAAGAGTGCCCAAAAAGTTATCAAAAAGAAAATGAATAAAATGGATGAGGGCAATGATTCTTATTATGCAATGCTGAAAGCTAAAGAACATGCAAAAAGAGACGGTGCAAATTACGACGGAGACGTTTCTGTTCAGCACAAATATGATGCCTATCATATGAAGAAAAGAGGATTTACTCACTATACACCTGGTCGTTTTGGTACTAGAACATATCATAAAAGCGCTGCAGCTGGAGCAACAAAAATTGGACCAGAACATCACAGAGGTGTTAGTGAATCAGTTGAGCTCGTAGAATATTCAGAAGGTGCTATGGTCAAGGATATGGTCAAGTTGAATGCATCATCCTGCGGCAAAACAGAAATGTATGAAAAAATGAAAGAAAAGTATGGCGTTGACAAGGCTACATTTGAAGGGCTTTATGCATCACATTGTATGTCAACTAATGAAGAAGTCGAACTAGAAGAAGGAACCATGATGTCTGCCGCTAAGGAACTAGAGGCATATGCTCGTAAAAATGGTGGGATTGATAAAAACGACTTCATGAAAGCAGTTGTAATGATGAAAAAAGGTCAAAAGCCACAACTGATGAAATTTGTGGATGGACTTGATACAGAACCACGTGATAAGATTCTGGACGTTTTGGATAAACACCTTAAGGAGGATGTGGATGCCGAAACAGTTATGATGGAAAATCTTGCAGAAGCAATTGAAAATACTGATCTGTCCAAATTGACCTTGGAAGAACTAAAAGAGATTGAAGAAGGTATTATTAAAGCACTTGGTGTTGCTGGTGCCAAAACTGTAGGTGGTATTGCAAAAGGCGTTGGTGCTGTTGCTAAAGGCATTGGTAGAGCAGCAAAGGCTACTGTTATTAATAAACAAGGTAATATCCGCGGAACTGCTGCAGCTAGAGATGATGCAAAGGCAAATAAAATCAATAAAACAGCTGATAAAATGCAAAAAAGACAGGATGCCGCTGATAGGCTAAAAGCAGCTCAGGCTCGTGTTGATGCATTTACTAAAAAATCAACACCTGCTAAAAAGCCACTAACGGCTAGTTATGCTGAGGGTTTTGAAACACCATCAAACGAAAAGAAACTTGCTGACCTAGGTCGTAAGATGATGGATATGGGCAAGGCTGAAAAGAATGATACTCTTGCAAATGCATATGCTCGTCTAGGCGATGCACTCACAAGATATGGTACCACGTTCGGTGCTAGAAATATGAAAGAATTGGAAAAGAAAACTGGTATGAAACCGGCCATTATTGCCGACTTGATGAAGAGAGCCGTAAGGCATAAGTAATAAATAGTAATAGTCATTAAATAAAAACAATAGGAGAATAAAAATGGCAAGTTGGGGCGATACAGATGCGGTAGGTTCTATCCCTAAGTGGCTAGAGGACAGCGCAGATAACACAAATAAGTCACATGATAAAGACTTTGCAGTTTTTCTAGATACTGATGAAGCTCAAGTTTCAGGTAACAGAGCACTAGGTCTTAAAACACCTGGTTGGAATATCTATACAACATATACAGACCAGAACGGTGCTACACGTAGAATTATTGAGCCGTTGGTCGCAATGAAAAGAACTGCTGCTGAGGCTGGCGATAACGATTCTATCGCTAATAGCTAATAAATCGTAGTTTTATATAATGAAATTGACAGAATCAACCTTTGTATTATATGCAATGAAGCATTATGACAATCCTCAATGTTCAGATATTTCTGAGTTTGAGGAGGATCTAAAGAGATTTCAATATCTGAGAAAACTCTTTGGTCGCTATCGTCAAGACGGAGAGTTGAAAGAAAGGTTGATCATCAATCATTTAATTATTATATTCAACGTATTTGGTCCCTCCGCAACAAATATGTTGTTTATGAAATTACATGAATATCATGAGTATTTAAAACCCTTTGTATCGTACTTAAATTTTATGCCAATGGTTGTACAATACGAGGATACAGTTCTTCATAAGGACAGTATTAATGGTGATGAACACATAATTGAAACACTCAAGGAACTATAAATGGTAGTCGATTTATTTTTGGTATATCAATTTATTAGAAGGCTTGTAACTCCCTTTAATAAATGGGAGGCGTACGAGCTTGGGATTATTGATGACAAAGGTAATATTCTTCGTAAAAAGAGAGATCGGACACCAGAAGAAAGAAGAAAGTTCGGTGTATTTGATATTATGATTTTAAAGCTTAAAAAGCTATTGGCAAAGATTCCAGGGGGCACTACAAAACTGGCCTCATATGCAACAGCTCTTTGGCTGATTAGAGAATGGAATCATTTTTCAAGCGAAACACTTCTTGTGGAGGATGTGACCGAGGATCAAATGGACGAGTCTATTGATAAATTTATCAAAGAGCGTCTGATCCCTCTTCTAGATGAGGAGACTTAAATATGGTTTTACCTTATGATAATTGGGGGTCTTCTTGGACAGAGGCAATTGATGTATGGGTTACTGACTCACTTAATGTTATTGTTGGTAATAGTTCGTTCAATCCTACTATCCCTGAAACTGGCTATGCATTACACGATTTAACCTTTAATGGTACTACCAATATTAGCGATGTAATTGTACTTTTAAGAATACAAGCTGGAACTTCTACCGTAAGTTCAGATATTGTTAATAATACTCTGGCCAAACATGGGTATAATGCACTGAGAAATGGTCGGTATTATAATCCGCAAGTTGCTGCTCAACAATATTATCTGGGTTTTGAAAATATAGATTCCCCAAATCAAAGAACGTTAAACTCACCAGATCCAAGCACAGTTCATGGCGGAACAGCTATGAGCATGAATATGATCAGAAAAGAATTTAAACTTCCAGATTTGGCCGATACTGCTGGCTCAAAAATAAGCGAATTTCAAGGAGAAGATGCCGGCATACCAGCAAGTGGTGAGACTAGTTTTAGAGATTTTTATGGTGCAACCGGTGGTGTTATAGCTGTATGGTCCTATAATATCACAGAAGCTGATAAAGAAAGAAATGGCTATGTAACCGTAAGTTTAGCAAATGCTAAAGCACAGTTTGAGGGCAATCCTTTCTCTTTCCAATTTGCAGGTGCAGATAAAACATATAGGATTTATATAGGATATCAAAACGGAGCAACTGGAACTTCCTGGCGCGGTGATTTTCAAATTGATGATATAGCATTACAAGAAATAGATAATACAATTATCACTAGATGGTCATTTGAAAGCACAGGCGAAGGCTGGCAACAGTTGGGCTCGTTTGGTGAAAACTATGATGCCAGTACTCCAAACGATGATATATTTGATGTTATCCAAGACACAAATTGGCAGACTGTAAATACAGGAACAGCAGCTAGAAATTGGAATAGAGATGCGAGTGGAACACCTTCTAGTGGCACCGGTGTTAGCTTTGCGGATCGGGGTAGTTGGTATCTCTATACCGAAACATCTGCTCCAGCTACTTATCAAACCAATTTTTGGTTAAGATCTCCTACAATTGAGTTACCAAATGGAAATTGGTCTCAATTAACATGGGCTTGGGCTTGCTACTCAAGTGTTCAGGCTGGACAGGATAATCAAGGTAAATATACAGTATATGTTGTTGCTGAGCCACCTAGTCTTGATAAACAGCCAATGGACCCTCAGATTAGTACTGGTACCAGTCTTAATAGTACAAACGTTCGAAGATCCAGGTGGCCTATCGGTTGGACATATCCTTCTGGTAGCTATCATGTAGGTACTGGTCCTACTGGAATTTATAATTACGGTAGAGTTCCAGAACAGAGTGAGTTTATGATATATCTTAGATATAAAAACGGAACGGCTGGTACATCATATCGAGGTGATTTTCAGGTAACACAAGTTGATTTATTAGACGGAACCGGGTCCCCACAAAGAAGTTATGGGTTTGGTTCCATATGGAGTGGTGCTCCTTGGTATACCATTAACATTAATACTCAGGGAAGGGATATTGAACGCTGGGAAGATACCATAGGGAAATGGAGTCTAATGGCGGATGGTTTTAATACGACACAGTACCAATGGAATAAAAATTCAGGAGGGACACCTTCATCCAGTACAGGAATAGATCCCAATACTGATGATGAGCCTTACATTTATGTAGAAACCTCTGGGACTTCTGGAATTACATCTGGTGCTTATTATTGGGCAAGATCTCGAGTTATGTCGGTCCCCACCGGAACCCAACGTGGACAGGGAATTTCAACTATGGATATTTGGTATTTTGCTTACGGCGATAATATTGAGATAGATGCTCTGGACGTTTGGGTTGATCATGATAATAGTTATAGACAGGATCCTGATTGGTCATTCTTGTAAAAAAAGGAAATAAAAATGTCAAATGTTAAAAACGAAGAACCGGTAAATAGTGTAGGCGGTGGTAATATCGCCGGACTTGGAGTAGGACCTCAAGGCGAGCCTGGAGTTACACCAAAGCAACAGAAAAAATATAAGAAGAAAAATATTTTAAAATTTAAAGATTATTTAAAAGGAGACAATGAATGATTACACTAGAACAATTCCAGGCAATGATTCCTCGTAATAAGGAAGCCGAAGCATGGTTTGAGGCAGCTGTTGAACTTTTTGAAGAGTACGAAATTAATACACCAAATCGTATTGCCGGTTTTATGGCTCAATGCGCACATGAATCAGCTGATTTTACTCGTTTGGAAGAAAACCTTAATTATAGTGAAAAGGCATTGAACTCAGTGTTTGGTCGCTATTTTGGAGAAGGAAAAAGAGATGCTGCAGAATATGCGCGTAATCCTGAAAAAATTGCAAACTATGTTTACCAAGATGAGTTCCGATCTAAGCGAGGAGCAATGGGTAATGTTAATGACGGCGATGGCTGGCTCTTCAGGGGGCGTGGAATCAAGCAGCTTACTGGCCGCAACAATTACACAGCGTTTGGAAAAACAGTCGGAATGTCAGCAGAGGAAGCAGCAGAATATGTAGCAACACCAAAAGGTGCGATTGAATCTGCATGTTGGTTCTGGAAAACAAATAAGCTTGAAAAATGGGCCGATAAGGGTGACAATGTAGGGTTGACAAAAAAGATCAATGGTGGTACAATTGGACTAGATGATCGTAACCGTAGATGGGAAGAAGCTCTTGCGATTCTTGGTGGTGAGGTACCAGCACCTGCACCTACAAAATCATCTGCTGTAAGAACTCTCCGCAAGGGTATGTCAGGTGATGATGTTGCAGCAATGCAGGCGGCGATCGGCGAATCACCAGCAGATGGTGTTTTTGGTTTCGGTACATTAACTGCTGTTAAAAAATGGCAAAAAGATAATGGTTTGACTGCTGATGGTATTGTTGGACCGGCAACTCAAGCTAAAATGTTTGGTTAATATAAATAGTTAGAATTATTTTAACTAAGAATTCTAGGAGATACCCATGTCGGTAGAAAAAATTGTCAAATCAGCATTGGCTGATAAACCATTGGATATGAAGGAAGCATTTGAAGAAGAAATGTCTTCTCGTGTCCGTCTAGCCCTTGAAGGCTGGAAAAAGAAAAAGATGTCTGAAAACGGTGACGAAGATGAGGACAATGATAAAGAAACTTGTTCTCATTGTAAGGGCACTGGTTATCACGAGGATGACGGTAAAAAAGTAGAATGTGAGCCTTGTGACGGTACTGGTAAAGTTCAGGACGATGATGATGACGATGATGACGATGATGAAAAGCAAGATGTACAAGAGGCTGATGAAGTAGAAGCTGATAAGGTGCATATGGCTAGAGACTTGGCTAAAAAGGCTCGTGAACGTGGTGACTATAAGGTTGCTCAAAAACATGACCGTGAACAGGAAAAACATGCTATCCGTCAACACGGTTTAACCAAATAAAAGGATATAAATTATGTCAGTAGAAAATATGATAAAGTCGGCTATTGATAATAGCCCAATTGATTTTAAAGATCAATTTAATACAATTATGGCAGATCGTGTAAAAGATGCACTGACTGTCAAATATAATGAAATGTCTGCTGGTGCTTTGGATATTGAACCTGAAGTTGAAGCCGAAGTTGAACCTGAGGTAACATCTGAGGTTGATCAGGAGGAATAAATGTTCAGCGGTGTTAAAATCGCATTTATAGTAATCATCTTGGCAACTGCTGGTAGTGGTTATTTGTATATCACAAAATTACAAAGTGATCTTGAAACCGCTAGAGCAAACGTTGCCAAGATGGAAGTTGCTGTAGCAACTGCAGAAGCAAGTATTAAAACTATGCAGGAGGATGCGGCAAAAATGGCGGCATTAAATCAAAGATTAAATGCTGATCTTCAAAAGGCTGAGGCATATGGTGACGACCTCAGATCAAAATTAAGTAGACATAACCTAACAACTTTGGCTTTAAAAGAGCCTAAACAACTTGAAGGTAAAATGAATGGTGCGACAGCAAAATTGTGGCGCGAGCTCGAAAAAGACACTGGCGGTCCTGGCGATGCTCCTCTTCCTCCCTGGTTGCAGTCTCCTAATGGGGAAACCGGAACCAGAGATACAAGTGGTGACGAAGATCCAAAAGACAACAGTGCCGACGGTAGCTCGACCGAAACCAATACGACTAACTGATACACGTTTATACGTTGTTAACGAAGATAATATTGACGAATTCCTAAAAGAGTTCGAAGAGAAAAACGGCAACGTAGCGTTTGTGGCATTTAGTGTTAAAGATTATGAAAACCTTGCATTAAATATTTCTGAATTGCGTAGATATATAGGACAACAAAAGGAAATTATTATATATTACGAAGAAGCGGTATCACCAGAAGCTTCAGATGATGTGAAAAACACTAATAACTAATCTGAGGACAGAACCGTGTCAGAACAAGAAATTAAAACGGACATTGCTCTAATTAAAAAAGATGTCAAAACTATTGAAAGATTTTTCAATAAGTTTGATACAGCATTGGAAACGATGTCTGATATATCACAAAAAGTAGCCGTACAAGGTGAAGTTTTAAAAAATACTGCAGAGAAATTAGAAGATCTTGAAGAGCGTATTGAGGCTCACAAACAAGAGGATATGGCACGGGCTGCAGTATTGACTGATCGTCTTGAACAGTACAGAATTTCCTCAAAAGAAGATCACCAGAGACTTTCAGATCAAAGTGCTCAAAATAGACTACAACGCAATCAAGAAATTATGACTGAATTGGCCAAGTTAAATGGTAATTTGGAAAAGAGAATGGATAATCTTTCTGGTCGAGTTGGTAAACTCGAGAATTGGAAATATTATATGATGGGACTTGGTGCAGCTGTACTGTTCATTGTAGTCAAATTTATTATTCCATCACTTACCCTATCCTAAAGGGCATAACCCTATTATACACAATCCCTAGCTATTTGTCAACAACTTTTTTTCAAAAAAATTGGTTGACTTTTTAGTCAGAAATGATATTATGTTATAGTATCCTATGAACCTGAGGTATTATTTGAATGGTAGACTTTGTAGACCTACAATACGCACAAATGCTCGCCGGCCGGTTAGAGCAATTTAAAATTAGACATACCAGTCCTTATAAAATTAATTTCCGATGCCCTATATGTGGAGACTCACAAAAATCAAGGTCGAAGGCTCGCGGTTGGCTGTTGGAGAAAGACAACAAATTTTTCTATTATTGCCATAACTGTGGCGAGAGTCAGGCGTTCTCTACGTTTCTCAAGACGGTTGACAACGTTGCATATAAGGATTGGGTGGCAGATAAATTTGTCAAAAAAGATAAACCAAATACAACATCTAGTATATCAAATAAATTTGCCCCACCAAGTTTTGATACTAAAAATCCTTTAAAAAAGATCAAAAAAATCAGTCAGTTACGTTTTGACCATCCCGTCAAAAGATATATAGAGAGTAGGGCAATTCCTCCCAATTCACATTGGCGACTATATTACGCGCCTAAATTTAAAACCTGGGTCAACGGAATATTACCTAATAAGTTTGAGAATGTAGACCAAGACGAACCAAGATTGGTCATGCCATTTTTTGATGAGAATGGCAAGATGTTTGGTGTATCAGCCCGAGGTTTTAGTGCCAAGGGAGTCAGATACCTAACCATCATGTTTGACGAGAGACCTAAGATATTTGGTCTCGATACTGTGGACTTTGATAAACAGTATTATGTGGTCGAAGGTGCTATTGATAGTTTCTTTGTAACCAATTCCGTTGCTATGGCTGGTGCCGACGGTACCGCAAAAGGTTTAAAAAATCTTGATAACGCTGTATTTGTATTCGATGCTGAACCTCGAAACAGAGAAATAATCAAGCGAATGGAGAAGGTAATTGAAAATGGTTATAGAATTTGCATATGGCCGAGTGATGTCCCTGGCAAGGATGTCAATGAAATGATTTTAAATGGAACACAAAATATCAACAGAGTAATCCAGGATAATATTTTTAAGGGATTACAGGCTAAGTTGAGATTGACAGAATGGAGAAAAGTATGAAAGTGAAACTAATTAGTTACTCACAGCCAGCCGAAAATATTATTGGGTTGGATGATGTGCAGGATCTAATTGCTTATGCGGCAAGGGTGTCTAATCCTACCAATCAAATGAATTCAGAGACAGCCCCAAAGCTACTAAATTATTTAATTAAACATAAACACTGGTCACCATTTGAAATGGCTTCAGCATGTATGGAAATTGAAACTACTCGTGATATTGCACGCCAGTTAATTCGTCACCGCAGTTTTTCGTTTCAAGAATTTTCACAACGCTATGCTGATCCACAAGCCATGGATAAAACCTTCGTGCTTAGAGAAGCTCGTTTGCAAGATCCAAAAAATAGACAGAATAGTGTTGAAACATCTGACGAAGAACTCCAACAACAATGGGAAGGATATCAGCAAGGTGTCATCAACACAGCAAAAGCAGCATACAACTGGGCAATCGAAAACGGAATCGCCAAAGAACAAGCTCGTGCAGTTCTTCCGGAAGGTAATACAATTAGCAGGCTCTATGTTAATGGTACTATTCGTTCATGGATTCACTATATTGAACTTCGTTCAGCAAATGGAACTCAAAAAGAACATATGGACCTTGCGGTAGCTTGCGGCGAAGCAATTTCTAAAATATTCCCGTATAACAATCAACAATAAAACAAAAGGAGCAAGATATGCAACATCTAGGTTTGCGTATTGATAAAAAGAAAGACAAGCTTTTATCAGAACAATCATTAAAACTATTAACA